TTCTTCTTCTGCCTTTGCTTCATCAATTGCATCATCATCCATTGACACCTTGGTGCCATCTGAATAGATGGTTGTGCCATAGCCAATTGTTGGCACATTCGCAGGACACAAATATGGTGCAGATTCAAAGCCTTCAAACTTCTTAATGATTTCTGCGGCCTGTTTTGCTGCGATTTTTCTTGGCTGTTTCTTCTGTTTTTCCATCACACTTTCCATTTATGCATTGACATTTGATTGGCCGCAATGCACACCATTCACCTACATCTTGCATTTATTGCCTTTAATTTCGCCACGCATTTCAACCAATGCTTTGGTGTTGTCGGCTATCACATCACTAAATTTGTCCACGTGTCTATCATTGGCATCCTGCCAATCCTTGCGTTCATCTCTGTGTATATCTGTTAACTTGTTTAGGTAGAAAATAAGCACACCCAAAAACACACCTGCGATGCCATACTGCGTAAATGCTTCAATTAGGATTTCCATTATAAAACTAAATTTCCTTGTTCATCAATTTCTGGAACTATTCCCCATTGTAACAACTCCGCAATCCATTGTGCTTCGTCAGTAAATTCATCGAATATCCAAATCGTTTCAAACACTTGGTTTGGTTCGACCCATCCGTAGCTTTTAACTTCTGTCCTATCATCATCAAAACAGATGTAATAGGTTCGTACTGATGGGTATTTAATTTCGTTCATCTTTTATTTTTTAAGCTGCTCCACCATCAATGATGCCGCCCCATTTTGCTATCAAACTTGTACGTGCAGTTTCTGCAGCTCCTCCACTTGTGTATTGACTGCTTCCAAAATGAGCAGTTCCGCTAAATGACATAGCACCTTGTGCATCCCACGCTATCAATAGTGCATCATAATTTGCAGTCGATAAGGTAACGCCACTCATAAAGGAACTAAGTCTTGTAATTTGATTTACATCCCACGCACTTATATCTTGGTCAAATGCAGTTGCATTATAAAACATTCCCCAATTAGTTTGAGAAGTTCCACCAGCATATAACAAGTTAAATGTGTTCCAAGTACCGATTGGTTGGTTAAATGACGATGCCCCCGAAAACATAGCAATTGCTTGTGTCATTGCTGATGTGTCCCAACTTCCTATTGGCTGATTAAATGATGTTGCGCCTAAGAACATAGCAGCATTGTAAGCACCACCAAAAATTGTAACCGAACTAACATCCCAATCATCAATATCAGGTGAACCACCGTTATTAAAGTTAGTGGCTGACTGAAACATTTCGGTCATAGTCGTAACTGCACCAGTATTCCACGAGCCAATATTTTGATCAAAGGATGTGCAGCTTCTAAACATAGCCTTCATCGAAGTTACATGACTAACATCCCAATCTAAATACTGATTGAACGCAGTGCATCCATAAAACATATAACTCATATTTACAGAACCAACCGTGTTAATAGACCAATTCAATGGTTGATTAAATGATGTGCAAAGTCCAAATGTAGCCCAATCTGCATTGTTCCCGAAATATAATACTGAACTAACATCCCAATTGCTAATTGATGGCGAATTAAAATTGCTACAATTATAAAAAACAGCATACATATGGGTCACATTTGATGTGTCCCAACCAGACAAATCTGGGTTGACAAGCGAAGTACAAGATGTGAATATACCTTGTTGATAAGAAGCACCAAGTTTTAGCACACCGCTAACATCCCAACTTGAAAGATTTGGATTGCTTAAAGAAGTACAAGATTTAAACGTATTACTTAAATCTGTTGTTGTAACTGTAGGCGCATCTGTTGCTGACACATCAAGGTTACTGCATCCACGAAATATTGAAGTATTTGAAACATCAAAACTTCCCCAATTGCTTACATCAGTTATCTTTCTTCTGTCACCACTATTGTTGAATCTAAATGTATTTACCGCACCTTCGATGGTAACTGTGTAAACACCGCCCGAAGCGTATGTGTGTGTGTTGGTTGTATCTGAACTTCCATCTCCCCAATGAACTGTTGGCCCTGCTGTCATTGGCAGCACAATAGTATCACTTGCTGAACCCGCTTGCGTAGTATCCCATGTAGACACGAAATCGGGATTCGCAGGTGCACCGCCACCGCCAGATGATGCTTGCCTTCTTGCTATGTTGATGACTCCGTTCATCCTTTATATACAATGCAGCTTCCAGATGACATTGTCAATGATGTGATGCTTGACGATTCTGGAACAGTTATATATCCACCTGCTTTGCAGGTTGTTCCAGATAGCCCATAGTCGGCCAATGCGCCAACGCCATCAACTTCAAACGCTGTGAAAACTGTATCTTCTTGCACAATTATTGCATAGCCATTCAATGATGGATGTGCTCCTGTTCCGGTCAAAACTTTGGAACCTTTGGATGCGATTGCTTTTTGTTGGTATTGCATTACTTTATTTTTTTAGCTTGTTGGTATTTGGCACCTGTCATATGCATATGGCTGTGTGATTGCCAGAACACATGAATGGCCACTTACTTTATCCGTAAATCTTTCTGTGAATGGTTCAAATGAAACACTTGTTTGGATGCTTAATTGTTCCGTGTGCAATTGTCTGAAATATGCAACGAAATCCATCAATATAGAAATCGTGTCAGACATCACTTCGTGTTCATTTTCTTCACCTGGCAGTACTCTGTCCATGCATATCAATCTGATGTTGTATGTCAATGTCCTTTCAGAAACACTTGCGCTTTCTTCTATGGCCCAAAGAACAACATAGTCAAGTTCTTCCGGCTGCAATTCCCAAACATCACCTTGGCCGTACTGCCTTACCTGTAGGTGGCTGTTGGCCTGTGTTTCGATTATTTCGAATATTTCGTTCAGCGTGTACAAATGCTTCTAATTTTTCAATGTTCTTTTTGTTGATTCCTTTCGCCATCAATAGTCAATATATCCATCCCTGTATTTGTCTTGCAAACTTCTGGACCTGTACCTGTTGCCCAAAAATATACCTGTGCTGTAGACATCTTTATCTGGTCTAATTACATCAAGGCCAGAGCCAGGTGATTGATACGCAGGATAGTCTGATGCATTTTCACAAAGGAATCTGACCAATCTTTCTGTATACCATTCAGCTTTGTCACGATATTTCTGACTGATGAAGTTTATTTCATCCAATGATGATGTGCTTGCATTCTCTGATGATTGCTGCATCAATCCTTTGTTCAGAAATTTGTAACTGATGGCAGTTGGTGCTTCTGATTCAATCCAATATCGCAGACATGGTTGAATGTAATCATCCAACAATGTTTGGTTCGCAGTCGTTAAACTGCTCGCAACTATTTGTGCTTTGATTTCATCATACAATGTGGAGCCAAGTTTAGGCTGCACATTGATGTCTTGGCACATGATGATGATTGGCCGCAAATATTTGAAATCAATATTTTCGTGCAGCAATGTGCTGTCCTTCAGATACGATTCTGATATAAAAAGTACAGGTGTTGCCATTACTTCGCTTTCTTAGTTATCAAAACTTGCCGCCATTCGTGTCTGCAATGGATTGATTTTCCCCACCATCCACCGCCACGATTCCAGACATTCCTGCCTGTTTGCATAGTTAGCCTTTGGATTTCTTCCAAGGTCCATACTTTGCCCGTGTAACCTGCACCAATTTCTTGGACATCATCTGATTCCCAATTTGATGGTCTGCTTTGCTCTATTAGCTGAATGCAGAAATCACGTGACCTTGCAATCAGCAATGGTTCATTGTTCGCTTTATTTTCTGGTCTTAGGTCATAAACGTAACCAATGCCAAATTCTTCTTCAACAGGTTTGACATCCTTGATGATTCGCTTGCCTTCTTCAGTCACATCTACAACACGTTGTGTGCTGCCTGCAATTTCTTTGATGATGATGTTGATGGCATTTGCTTCATTTAATGCTTGAATTGCAGCCATCATTCTATCATTGCTTATTTGCAAACTTCTTGCAATTGCCAAAAATGGTGTTGATGGTTCCTTCACCAAGATGTCCAGGATAGCGGATTCAATTGGTCCTAATTCAGCAAACCAATATTTCAAACATTCACTTTCACGGATGTGTGCCGTTTCAAAGTTTTCAAAGTTAAATCGTCTATCACCAACAACATCAAAATCAAAACTGCCTGTTTCCTTCAGATAGGCCAATGCTTCTTTGTCATCATCATCATTGCTGTCGGATGCCTTGCAGCAAATGTGTGCTGATGCTTCAATTTCAACTTTTTGTTCTTCTTCCAATTTTGGCAGACCAACACGTTCACGAATTTCATCCTGTGTCATTACAGACACTATTGTGCTTTCGCTGAATTGAACGCTGATTGGTGCTGTGTCGCTGATGGTCAGCCTACCTTCCAAACCTTGCAATGCTGCCAAATCATTGAATGTTCGTTCAATGAATTGTTGGTGTGCATTGACATATGTATTCTGGAACAATTCAAAGCTGTCAACCAATTGGTTTCTGCTGCTGAAGATTCCTTCTTCTTTTATTCCAAATAATGCAGGGTCTGAAATCTGATGGCCTGCATAAAGTTCCTGTTGTATTGTTTTGTTCAGCAAATCAAATCTTTTATCAAAATCATTGCTGTTCAATTGCTGAATGTCTGCTGACCTTTCTCTGGAATCAGAAAAGTTCAGAAGAATGCTGTTTGCATTGTCTGTGCCTGTGAACTTGGCCTTCACCATTCGTTCAATTTCTTGTTGCTCTTCTTCGGTCGGGATGCCAGAATTGAAATTTAAAAGTGTTCCGGCCATAAAGCCATTGCTGATTCCTTTGTTGAAATAGTCACTTACTTTTCTATCAAGGTCAATGTAGTTGATGGCACCAAGGTATGATGGTAGTGGATAATATTGGCAGTTCGGTTGGTATGATTTCACATACAGCAACTGTTTGCCGCCTGGTTCCTTCCAATTGAATGTTTCAATCTTTTCAACTTCTGGATTGTGCTTGCTCCAATCGTCTGAATAATAGTAACAGGAACCATCTTCTGAAACACGATATTTGGAAAAGTCTGCATGATAGGTTGCTGCTACTTTTTCGCCTATGCTGTCATAGATAATTTCTAATGCATAGCCACCATATAGTTCCAAGTCATGTGCAACCTTCACCAAGATGTCATCCAATGATTCATAGGCATTTGGATGCTTCACGAATTGGTCCATTCGTGCTTTCTGGATGGTTGTCATTCCAGATGTGTCAACGGACCATCCACGGCCACACACATAATCACGCTTACTGTTTATAATCGCATGATGCTTGGCTGAATTTCTGTATAATTCCAACAGAAAGTCTGGATATCTATTCTTATACTCGCCTTCTGCGCCATATAGAATCCAATCTTTGCCACGAGCTTCCTTGAACACAGGCACCACGTTTGCTTCAAAATTTAATATGCTGAAATTATTCGCCATAAACAGTATATGTTTGGTTGCCACCTGTGTACACTTGTGTTGCTGCAGGTGTTCCTGTCACTTTCACAATGCCTTGTTCTAATAATGCCAATCCTGTTGGGTCTAAATTTGATGCTGAAGTATTTGCATAAATGAAGTACTGCCATTGGCCATCATTCCCTAACTGCACTTCACCTGCTGTTGGTGTTGGTATTCCTGGACCAACTTCTGTGATAGCAAACTGATTAAATCTATTTGGAAACGCAGATGTGTCCTGTGCCACGCAATATTGCACACCTTCTGTTGTATCACTTCGCAGTTCAAACAAGTAATAGGTTGCTGTGCCATACTCGGTTAATGTCACAACAACATCATTGCTGCTATTTCGGTCGATGTTTATCAAACTGCAAACACAACATATTCCACATCCACATCTGCTGTGTCAGCTTGTGAGCTGATTTCATTGATGTCAACAAATGCGCTGAATGCACCTGCACCTGTGTCTGCATCCATGCTTCCTGTGGACAGCATAAATGTGGCACCTGCATCAACTTTCACATCAGCAGTTTCTGCGCCAGATTTCTTGAATCGCACACGGATGAAATTGGTGTCATCCAAATTAGTTATTCTGATGTAACGAATTGATGAACGCACAAACTTGCCTTGGCCATTGTTGCTGTTTAATTCAATTAAGTCCATCTCTCCAGATGATGATACTGTCATCACTCGCCTGTCAGCTTCTGCGACATTGTTGATGGTCCGTGTATGCGCGCCAGAACGGTCAACGCCACCCAACTGTAAACCTTCTGAAACGGTGATTGTGGCCGTACTTGGAACTATTGTGCTACTCATTGCTTTGCGTGCTTTCTTTTAAATAGCAAATAGTTCAGATTGTGCCAAAATGCAGAAAGGTGCAGCAGTAACGCCACACCTTTCACAACAGAGAGAGAGAAAAGAAAAGTCTTATGGTTCTGTCACAGCATCAATCATTGCTTGAACAGTTCCGCTTGTTGGTGTAAGTTTCAAAGACATTGCAGGTTCCATGCCAGAGAATGTCAAATTATAGCCTTGTGCGTCACCAAAAGATTGGCCTGTTGCTGCTGTGCCTGCTGTGATTTCAAGACCATTGGACCTTCCAACTACAAATGTATTTGGTGTTTCATCGTTAGTCGTGTACATAATCACAACACGATTCTGCGCCAATAGCTTGATTTCGTCACGTGTAGCTGTGGCCAATTTTGGAAGAACAACACTTACTTCTGGTGCCATGTAAACAGTTCCATTCTGGATGGATGCTGTGATGGTTTCAGTAACGCTTGAAGTTTCCTTCAGTTGTTCGTAAGATTGAAACACCAATGATGGTGAGCTAAACTCAGTAATATCGCCACCGCTAACTGTTTCAACCAATGCTTCGTAATCAGCTAATGTTGCGATATACAATTTTTTAATTCCACCTATACTGTCACGACAAGGCAATGCATAGTTGGATGTTAAGGGACAGCTCATTTGCTAATTGTTTTTTTTAGTGATGGTGATGGCATTACTGCCATCACCTTTGAATCAAATCTGTTATATACGAATCTGTGCTACTTCATCCAAATAGGCCACGTTTGCACCTAAAGTGAATTCCATAACAAAGCGCAGCTTTCTCTGGTCTTTACTGTACCACATTTCGACGTTAGAAAAATCTTCATCTAACGATGTGCCAAGGTACATATTGCTGGTACGCATCAAGTAACCATTTTGGAATCCTGTCAATCCATTAACTGCAACAACTTCAATTCCTGTTCCTGGGAATACAAATCTTAGTGGGTCGTAATCCGTTTGGTATGATGCAAGCTGTCCTGCTGTAGTTGCTCCATTTCCCGCAAGCAATGCGCCAACTAATAGTCTGAATCGGTCATAGCCAAGGAATAGTTTTGCATCATCCTTGTCAATGATAGAAGATGGTGCGGCCGTGTACAATCTTTGTACTGCTTCAACCATGTCATCAATGTTCATGCTTGCCAATCCTGCACCAAAACCAATTGTTGCGCTGTTTGCATCAACTGTGCCTGCTGCTGTTTGTACTCTTAGGCCATCAAAAAACTGTAAGTTTCCAGATACCAAAGAAGAATCTGATTGCCAGATTGCAAGCTCAACCTGCTCCTGTACTTTTGCAATTAAGTTGTTCACGAAGAATTCTTCAAATGGAATTGCTTCTTGATGTGCGCCTGCAGGAAGTTGCTGTGATAGCCACTTTGCCTTCAAGTCATTTGGACACAATTCAAGGTTAATCTTGATTTGTCCTGGATTGATTGTGCGCTGTGTGATTGTCACATCACCATCATTAACAAATGTACATCCAGAATTATCTTGGAAATTTACATCTGTATTTAAAATTGACATCTTAGTCTCACCTTGGATTCCAAGTTGTTTTTCCATCATCGATGCAGTTCTTCCTGCTGTCACCGATTTCGCTAAAATTGGAAACGAATTTTCGTTTACGTAATCCGTTAGTCCTGCTAAATCAAAAGCCATTGTTTAATTTTTTATTGGTTAAAATTTCTTATTTACGATTTAATACCTTTCTCATGCGCTCCACCATTTCATCTGAACTGTCTGCCTTTGCGAATGGATTGTTCACCTTCTTCGTTGGTTCAACAGATGGCTTTGCGGCCATCTTTTCCACGATGTCAGTAATCATTCCAATGGCTTTTTCCATGTCATCAAATCTGGTGTTGATTGCTTCAACTGCTTCAACAGATGCAAAGTTGTGTGCAGCAAGAACATCAGCAGCAATGGCTGACATCTTCACATCCACATCTTCTGATGCCATTTCTTCCTTTTCCTTTTCTTCTGCTTCAACTTCTTCTTCAGAATCTTCTTCTTCAGCTTCTGGTGCCATCACTTCAACAATGACTGCGCCTTCTGTTCTGATGATTGTGCCATCTTCAAGTTCATGGTCACCATCTGGCGCATCAATTTCATTGGCTGCTTCGTCAATTACTTTTACAACGGCACCAACTTCAACAGCAGGGTCAATTCGAACTATTGTTCCATCCACCAACTTACTATCTAAGAATGCAGCTTCAACTGCTTCTTCTGTTGCTTCTGTTGATTCTGCTCCGAAGAGTAGATTCTTGATTTCTGGCAATTTATCACCAACCAATTCTGAAATGTTCATAGTTGTTCCTTTTTCTTAAATAGAAATATTTCTAATGTGTGCCACTTACTTTTGGATGGCATCAATTACTGCATCAATTACTTCTTGGTCCATCGTCATTTCCTTGTCTTCTCTGAAGATGCCTTCAACAGAAAAACCTTTCAGCATATAGCCATCGTCTTCCTTGATTTTCTGCCACACTTCATCGTTTTCAATTCGCATTGAACCAAACCAACTGCCTTGTGGAACATCCTTGAATCCTTCTGGCACACCTTTGACATCGTCAACAATCCACGATTCAAAAATGAACACATCATCCACAGGTGTTTCATGCATTTCATTTACTGCCTTTGTCAATCCATTCTTCATGAACTTGTAAACGATTTTGCGAATCACATCTGATGTGAAAACAACATACCATTCCTTGTCATCAATGCGCCTGTAGATTGGCAAATTAGATATCATGAACGGACCTGTTATGATGCGTTTTTCTTGGCTTTCAATTTTGAACTTGTATGGTTCCTTGATTTTACTGAACGCCATAAAATCACGTTCTATTGCAGGTTCATCGACTAAACTGACGAAATCCACGCCACTTTCATCATCATCATCAATGGTCAAATAGACCAATGGTATTTTCTTAGGTTTTTCCATGTTATCCGCTTGTGCCAAATGTGGCTTGGTTTTGTATTTGCTGTACGTTTTCTTGGCTTCCAGAAAGTTGTGATTCCACGACAAAGGCTTGCACAGGTGCCATCTGTGCAGCTTCTGCATTGGTGATTTCAGTTGTGCTTGTGGCTAATGTTGAAACACTTGGTGCAGCAGGTGCGCTTACTCCGCCTGTAATATTGCCGCCACTTGGTCCAGGAACGCCACCAAGAATGTTTTGTGCTTGTGCGACAGCAGCCACAACAGAACCAACCATTGATGCAATGTATGCCACTTGCAAGAATGGTGTTGCAGGTGTTGGCGGTGTTGCTGCTGCTCCGGTTGCACCTGCTATTGCTGATGATATTGCAATGGCTGTGTTGATCGCCAATTCTGCGATTGCAAAACCTTTGGCTGCTGCCACACCTGCTTCGCCCTGCTGCTCCAAGAAACCTGCAATCTGGCCCAATGCTGATGCCGTTGCCTGTGCTGCTCCAATCTTTGCATTCTTCAGATCAACTTCAGCCTTTATTGCATCTGTGTTTGATTTGTCCTGTATTGTTTTCTTATCATTTGCAATCTTTTCTGCCAATGCAATTTCCTGTTCACCATGCTTTGCTCTGATTTCATTTTCAATTCTCAATGATTCATCCAGAAACGCTTGTTCAATTTCGGCAAATGTTTCCATGTCTGCCATCTGTGCAGATGCTGCTGCATTAGCAGCTTGACGCTTGACTGCTTCAATCGCAATTGCATCATCAATTTCTTTCTGAATCATTTGTTCAGCAGACATAGATTGTCGTTCTGCCAAATATGCTTCCAATAAATTTTCTGCTGCAATCTTTGCTTCTGCAATTGCATATGCTGCATCTGCTTCTGCCTGTGCTTCTTCTTCTGCGGCCTTCTTCTGTTCCTTCAGCAATGCCACATTTTCAGCAATCAATGAATTGGCATTGGTCAATTGCTCGGACCTTTGGCCTGTGATTCGTTCACGCAAATCTGCCAATTCCTTTTCTGAATTGATAACTTCAATCTGTGCATCAACGCTTTCTTCATTGATTGACAATTCCAGAACAGCCAATTCTTTTCTTTTATCAAACAGCTTCTTTTCTTCTGTGGCCTGTTCATCCAGAATGCCACCAAGTCTGATGTTGGCTTCTTGTCGTTCTGCAATTGTTTTGCTTACATCATCACGAATCTGCCTTTGAAGTTCAGCTTCGCGCTGATATTGGAACAACAGCAATTGTTGCTGTGCTTCTGCCAATTTCACTTCATTGGTCAATTCTTGTATTCTGGTTGCTGTATCAAACGCAGCACTTCCGGCATCAACGACACCATTGACAAATGCGTTCTGTTGTTCAACATCCAATCCAGATGCCACCTGCACCAATGCCTGGCCATACTGCTGCATTCCTTCACCAACTGCATCCCAATCCAAACTGAATGCACCTTCAATGACCTTGCCGACACCTTCAGCAGCAACTGCAATTCCTTTGATTCTGTTTAGAAAGTTGGTTTTGATTGCTGACCAAAGGTCTTCCAACGCCTGTTGTGGATTCTCAAATGCATCCATCATTGCCTTGCCCAATGGTTCAACAGCCTTGAACAATTGATTGAATAAAACTTCAATTGTTTTAAAGACAACGCCCAATGCATCAGCCACTTTTTGATTCTTCAGCAGCAAATCTTTCAGAAAGTTGAACACTTCAGCAGCAATTGCAATTAAGCCAAGTGATTTCAGCACAGTTCCAATTGAACTGCCGAAACCTTTCATTCCTTTACTTGCAGATTCTGCGCCTTTTTCAGCAGATTTAAATCCACCTTCCATTTTGCTTTTCAGATCCTTGGTTGTGGCTTGCAGGTCTTCCATCTGCTGCTTCAGTTCGTCAATCTCTGATGTCGCACCTTTGGTTTTTACATCTACTTCAATCGCAATCTTTGTGGCCATACTATGCAGGAATTAAACGA